TGCGCAACACGATCGTTCCATACTTGTTGTAAAGGTGTGGTTGTCAAATAATTCGTCAATCGCAAATACATGTCCGATATGGTTTTGGTGTGAAACTTCAAGATATGTGTATAGTGATGGGTTTTGCGAATATCATAATACATTAATAATGTAGGAGTAATGTCCGTTCCCATTTCTCTCGAATAATATATCGCATAAAAATCAAATTCACTTTTGATGAATTGTTTGATTTTCCGTTTGTTGCGAATCGTTTGTGTATTTATACAAAAGGCTACATTGAAATGAGGTTCTATACGTTTATATCGAGCCACTCGTTTTAATAAATCAAACGACAATGTTTCATTTCCCAAAAATACTAGCAATAAAATGTCATAATTATCATTCAATGTATCATACTGTTTTTTTATCAACACATTTGACAAATAATCGAAATCAGAGTGATACAAATGGGTATTCACAAATTGCTGTATAGGTTGTATGTTCTCTTCATGTATAACATATAGGTTATTCATAAAGTGATACAGTTCAATGGATGGAAATATATTCAACAATTGTTTGGGATGATAAATAAATCCATCCAATATATTAGGTAAGTAAGCCGTCGTGGTTTTTGTATCAATATACGTAATATTGTTTGTTAGGCAAAAAAAGTAAAAGTCCACGTCAAATGCATTTGGATACAAAGGGTCGCGATTTTTATTGAGTTCTATCGGCAATGTATGATATTGCAAATAAACATCCAAATCGGATTTCGCGTAATATCGATAATAATGAAACGTTTGTCGCAATCGCTGTTTCCATTGGGGGTCGGATACCCAGAATTTATGTCCCGCGAAACTGTCTGGATTATATACCGTTTCACTTGAAAAGGCCCATGCCGTGTCCCAATCCGCCACGTCTCCAATTGATCGTTCTTGTAAATTCTTACTGAAATAAACATCTTCGGGTGGCGCGGTCATTTCTACGTAGTTCATATACTGTCGTGTGGATTGACCAATTACGAAGGTTTCCACTGGACAGGTGCGCAACACTTCTAACATTTTACACTTGGTTCGAATACTGAGGCCGCCATTGCCGACACTGTTTGGTGTGTCATCCGCGTTGCGAGGAAAGGGGGCACCAATAAAATCATAGGAGAGAAAGGGTTCGACCCCTCGACGAAAAAATAAGGAATCTTCTTGGAAAAGGAGTATTTTCTCTCCGTGAAATAAGTTCCAAAATTCGGCAGTCATCAAATAATTGGAATACATTTGGCGTGTCATGTTTTCATAATTTTGCGGAAGAATACGAATATGGGGAGATATGTCACCACATAAAGTGCGAATAAAATTGTAATTGGTGGTTCCGCATACAACAGTGAATGCCCATTTACTGCCTAAACAATAAATGGCATTGCGAAGAATAAAATCAAGATGGGGCAATATGCGGAATTCAACGAATACTGCTTCATAATAACAGGGCGACTTATGTACGGAGGGTAGGCATACATATTTCATAAAGGGTTGCAATTGAAAACAGAAAAAACGGAATTTCCAAAGGTCATTGGAATGAACCATATGACGATGGATGGACGTAAATTGGTGGAACTTTTTTAAACTATGATCGGCATAGGACATAATGTAAAATAAGAAAAGAATAGGTAAAGTTTTACTTTTCAGTTGTTATCAACATTTTATTCACTTCATTTGTTAATTGTTCTTTTACATGGTCATTCATTTGACTTGGTAAATCGTATAATATATATTTATTTTTTGCGTGGATTGGAAACCATTTTGAATTGAAAATTCCACAAGAATAAGTGTCCCTAACTTTTACATATTCGTTTTCATAACCTTCATGACATAACACCAATATATTCGCAGTTGGATGAACAAAGATTGAATTTAAATAAGAACAACATCCCCATGATAAAATCACATTTTTTGCACTATTTATTATTGTGAATAATGTTAATACGTCATATGTTTCAGGGATTATCATTTTAAAGGAAAGTATATTTTCCATATGATGGATATAGTTTTTATCAAATAACTTGTTTTTGGAATTTTGATTTTTTGTAATCTCTGTTTTTATTAAACAAATGTTTTCATAAACTTCAATGGATGGTAATGGACGTTCAACTAGACTTGACATTATTTTTTCAATCAAGTAATTTGTTGTAATGTCCTCTTTAAATGAATGGTCTTTAGTAATAAAACTTTGATTAAAATGAATAACTGTTTTGTCGTTTAAGATGATTATTTTATCTTTTTGGTAAAATAGATAAACAATACTCATTAAAAAGGGACTAAAACGAACAAAATCTTCTGTGACAACAATGTTTGTATCAGGTGTTATGTTTTTCGCATGATAAATAATATGTAATAAATTACCCAATGCGTGTCCTGCATTTGTATGTATCATTTTGATAAATAATACTTTATCCAAATGTAAAATGGTGAATTGATTGTTTAAAAACGTGGTCAGTTCTGTGACATTTGTAATATGGTGTTTTAACACAAACCTATTTGCTGCATCTAATTGTATGTTTTGAAACTCAAAATCATTCACGTATATTGTGTCATAAATAATATAAAAATAATAAGTAAAAATAGAATACCATGGTATTATTTTCTCTTCATTTGATAGATAAAAAAAATAACCACTTTCGATGGGCATCATTATTTCATTTGTAAGTGTACTTACTCCATGAACTAACATTTATTATATATAATTAAATTAATTGTTCCATAAAATACTCACATTCTTGGACGGTTAAATGTCGTTCGTTATATTTTAATATATTAACATTTTGTAATCCAGATGCATCCATTGGCATAGTATCAGAAAAATGTATCAAAACTATTTTCCCATTGCATTTTCGCAATTGTTCCAGTATGTAAATAAACATCGGAGTAATAATTTGTTTGACTATTATACAATATATTTGGGTTGTTCCAAACAAATAATCCGTGCGTGTTATATTCCTCGCTCATAATAATATAAATAAATATATTATTAAATACTTCTTGATATTTGTTTTTATGAAGGTTCTCGTTGGTTATACTGGGTTTGTTGGTTCCAATTTAATGCAAAGTATGACATTTGATAAATATTTCAACAGCCAAAATTTTCACCAAGCCAAGTATTTAGAAGTGGATGAATTGTATTTTTGTGGGGTTCCTGCAGTAAAATGGTATGCCAATAAATATCCAGAAGAAGACAATCAAACACTTCAAAAAATCAAGAACATTTTGGCACAAATGAAAATCAAAAGATTTATTCTTATTAGCACCATCGATGTCTATGAAGACGTCGCTGGAAAACAAAAGGAAGACTACGAATGTGACATATTTTTAAACAACACATACGGCAGAAATCGTTATTTATTTGAGAAATACGTAGCATCACTTTGTGCAAATCATCATATCATACGTCTTCCTGCTCTCTTTGGCAAGGGATTGAAAAAAAATATTCTCTTTGATTTATTGCATGAAAATCAATTAGAAAGTATTTCTACTCTCACCTCTTTTCAATGGTATGATATAAATTGGCTTGCCAATGATATCCAAGTAGTATTAAAAAATAATCTGCGTATTTGCAATTTATTTACGGAGCCATTGAATACAATGCGTATTCTACAATTATTTCCATATCCTGCGGAAAGATTTCACTCCAATTCAACCCTGTCCTACAATAGTTGCACTCAATATGCGTCCCTTTTTCGCGCCGATGGAGTAAATTATATTCGCACACAAGAAGAAGTGTTATTAAATATTCAACAATTTATTGCTTTTCAAAAGATTTCGAGAGAAAATTTGGTGGTATCCAACATTTGCATAAAAAAAACCACGCAATTTCAATTAGCGCATATCTTGAAATTATTCGGACTTAAGTATGTGCAAATTGCTCCCACCACCTTACTTCCCGATTGGACCCATCTCGAAGAATTGGATGTTTCCGTATTTACAAATTGCGGATTAAAAGTTTATTCCATGCAATCTCTTACATATGGATTAACGTATAATATATTTGACCCAATAACTCGCGATTTATTGATGACACATTTGAGAAAAGTAGTGGATGTCGCCATTCAAAGGGGCGTGCAAATACTGGTATTTGGTTGTCCCAAGAATCGGAGAACGGACGAAACACTTACAAAGACAGAGAACCACGACGTTTTTTGTGCATTTTTTCGTGCCTTGGGAGATTATATTGGTGAGAGACCACTCAAGATTTGTATTGAACCAAATAGTCGGCAATATGGTTGTAATTATTTAACCACTTTTTCCGAAGCCGGAAAAATGGTTCGAGACATTGACCATTCCAATATTCGACTAATGATTGATACTGGAAATGCCGAGATGGAAAAAGAAGACTTATCCGTCGTGTATGAGTTTTCTGACATTTTATGTAATGTTGATATTGCTCAAGCAAACATGACAGATTTTCGTTATCCCTCTTCGTCAAACGAACTGTTTTCGACGATATTATGGAACATTGGGTATCATCACAAAATAAACTTAGAGATGATATTGCAAGAAGAAACTTGTGAAATGGAATTAGAATCATTGTGTGTTTCTTTAACCCATTTTATTCAAATGTATGGCGGCCTTTAAGTTGTTTTTAATATATTCCAATACATATTTTTCAAATTTGAAAATACCGTATATTTTTCCGCAATTCACCGTTAATACACCAGGTTCTACCTCTTCTATTACGATGTCCCGATAATCACTTTGTTTGGTTTTATTCGAGAGAAAGTAATCGCAGTATTCGAAGTGCGTTTTGAAATTAGGTATATACATTTCTATTTTCTTTTCCATTTTTTCTTTGGTATAATCCACTTGTTTCTCCGTAGGGGAAAAATCGGCGATGTCACGGAAACAATGTGAAGTGGATAAGGGGGTCCATTCTACGTCCGTCAGTGTATATAGCTCGTTGTTCAAATCGCGTGGATATAAAGATGGAAATGGTCCATCCATCACCGTCAATGCTTGGAAAGGACAAGATTTGACTTTTTTATATATCAGTGAAATCGTTTTTTCGTAAATATAAGACTGTCGCGAAAAGTTCAATTCATTGTAGGTGCAATCAAGCAAAATGTCGCCTTCATATATCCCTTTATCTGTATAGACAATTAATCGTCCATTTACCGTTTTTGTGTAATTTTTAAATAATTCCCCCAAATGCACGTCAATACCAGCTTTTTTCAATGTTTCTTCAAAATGGGTGCGTGCCTTCTCTGCATGAATAATTTTTTCATTTACTTCAAATATTTCGCCATCAATGTTATGCAGTGAAGAGGGTTCCACCAAACGATAAGTATGTCCCTCATGGTCTAATATATGCTTATATGTGTGAAAATCCATACAAGAATGCTTTGAAACGACATACCAATTGTTGGAAATGTTTTCTACGATAGTTGGGTATTCATCCAGGAATTGATTGAAATATTCTTTGCACGAATGACGAGTATGGAAATTCCGCGGATAATGAAATCCTAAGTGTAGTCGATTTTGATTGTAATAAGAAGATTGACAAAAGATGTGATTGTTTTTTTCAAAAAGGAGAACTTGATTATTTTTTGCTAATTTGGTGGCTATATGGCAACCATACCATCCAGAACCGATTATAATAATTTGCATAATATTATAATAGGATGTTATAAGATTTTCAGTATTTTATTGGTATTATTAAAATAAAAAGCGTTCCACGCGAAATTCAAACACAAAGTTCGGTTGAATTTTTTGAATGA